TTAAACAAAAGCAAAGAACAGATAGAAGATATGTTTATTGCTGGTAATACTGATATGATAGAAGAAGGCGTAAATAAACTTGCACATCTAGAAATTATAGATTCTAGTGCAGCACCTGATGTAAGTCAGTATGCTGAAATGGTAGATAAACATGATGTCAAGATTATTGTAGTAGATACACTAGACGTAGTTCAAGCTAAGTTTGCTAAGAAAGAACCATTACAACAGCAGATATATATTATTAATGCTCTAAAGAACCTTGCTGTCGAAAAAGACATTATTGTACTTGCAGTAAATCATTTATCTAAAACTGCAAGCTACAGACATAAAGAAGGTGAAGAGCTTGATGTATATAGTGCAAAAGGTGCTAGTGATGTAGCACAAAAGTCAGACAAGATGATAGCGTTTATGGGTAATAAACAAAGTAAGAAACGTAAGATTAAATCTCTTGCATCTCGTGACGAGTCAGACTTTGAAATAGTCACAGCATTTGACTGGAAAACATTTAGTTTTTCTAAATATGCATAAACAATAATAAATAGGGGAAGTATAACAGCTTTCCCTATTTATAAATAAAATAAAGGGTACTATGAAAAATGCAACACATTACACTATATTAGGTGTACCAATAGTTAAAATTACAAAAAGAGTAGATAGTGATGGAACCAATACCTATCATAGTAATAGAATAATATTGTTCAATTTGTTCTTGTTTGGTGCAGGATACGCCTCACAAAAAGAAAGTGAACATATACATTTTAACGTAGGAATTACAAAGTTTGAAATACTTTGGAGTTTCTGCATAAGAAAAAGGTGGTTATTATGAAAATATATCCTAATTTAAAATCAACTAAAATGCAGCAATTAATATCATTATTAGGTGATTTAGAACATACAGACAGGCAAAGAATGTCTAGAGATGGTCAAGAAATACTAGATAATATATTTGAATTATTAGGTATGCCTAAATATGATGATATGATTAAAGCATCACAGGAGGAAGAATAATGGCTAAAGCAGATTGGAACGTAGTTAAACGTAAATATGGAACAGAAGTATTCGTTGGTAACGGATATAGAGAAATATTTATTGGACACTCTGATGAAATGACATCTCATGAATCACACAGAACTACTGTTCTTATTGCTCACATAATTAAAAAAGCATTAAATAAGGATAATCCATATGATAAATAAAGAGAAACTAATAAAAAAATTAATAGATGCATATGAAGATTATATTATAGAAGCATCTGTTAATATACCATTAGATGAAGTAATGATGAATCATCCAGATGGTGCAGAGTTTGGAGTTGTACAAACAGAGCTTGGTGCAAAGTTAAATAATTATAGAGATGTAATTAATACTTTAAAATTCTGTTTATTAAATGAAGAACGTTTTCCATTAATAAGACATTCATACGATGAACAAACAAAACAAGAAATGAAAAACGAAACACAAGATTTATTTGATTTAATGATGGATGAAAATCATCCAGCAAATAATAAGTCATGAGTGGAGGTAGAGCTGCCAAGCAAAAAGGCAATAGAGTAGAACGAGAATGTGTTAATTTAGCTAAAGGTTTTGGATTTGAATCACGCAGAGCATGGGGTTCAGATGGAAGATCTTTAGGTTGGCACGAGGAAGTAGATATGGTAATAGATTTACCAAAATCAAAACCATATAAATTTCAAGTCAAAGCTCGTAAAAAAATTGGTGACCTGTATAAACCTTGCGATGATGTCTATGGACAAATCATAAAGGAAGATAGAGGAGAACCATTAGTAACTATACGTTACAAAGACTTCTTACTGCTGTTAAAAAAAATAACAGGGTAGAAGAGATGTCTCTTATTGACATAGGATTTTAATCAACAATCGTGGATTTCTATAAATGTAAGAGGCTGATAAATGAAAGAGGTGGTACAGGTTGGCGCTAGTGCCACCTCAACAACAAAGGAGATAAAATGAATAAACATATCCAATCAGAAATAGAAGATATAACTAGTATCTTAAACCATGTGGAAAGTTTTACATCATGTCCTCACGTTAAAGATGCAGTACCATTACTTAAAATAAAATACAATCGTGTAAAGGAATATATAAATGAATCACATAATAGAGAACTATTTGGAAAGGACTACTAAAGAAAAAGTAGTTACTGGAAATGGTAGGAAGACTTGTGGATTAGATAAAAAAGCAGATAGAGATATAAAACATTGCAAACAATGTAAACGTTGCTGGGAACCAGTATGTAAACCTGATAATTCTAAAACACAATTTTTATGGTACAATGATTTTCCTGCATACGGAAAGGAAACTGAAACATGTCCTACATGTCAGACGAAGAACAAAAACAATTAGAAGAAATGTTATCAAAAGCAATCGAGGGATACGATAAAATTTTAACAACTAACGCAGACAGCGGCACAATTAAAAAAATTGCTCAAGAACATTTAGATAGAATAATACATAACAAAAAATAGGAGGCGTTATGAAAACATATTATTTTACTGCAACTGCTCATGCATGGATAAATGCACCTGATGAGCAAGATGATAATGAAATAGTAGATATGATTCTAGAAGATCCCTTGCCACATATCATGGAAGACCCAGATATAGATATAAATGATTTATCTGTAAATGAAAATGGTAAGTGGAAATGGATTATAAACGATAAAGTTAAACCAAAATAATGGAGGTATTATGACTAAAAAAGACATAAAACAAATCTTTAAAAACGAAGGAGTACAGCTAGGAGCTGGTGCTTTAGAAGTTATTGAAGATGAACTTAGAAGAAGTGTAAAAACAATGTCAGCAAGATGCACATTAGGTAATGTAAAACGTCTTACACCTGAGTTAATATGGATTGCATTAGGAAAGCCTAATCAATTTGTCTAGTATAAATAAAGAGGTTGCTACGCTCATACAAGAACGCCTTGATAAAGGTGCAAAAAAATATGGGCGTGACATACCTATAAACGATGAAAGAGATTTCTTGCAAGAATCAATAGAAGAAGCATTAGACAATGCTATATATCTTGCATGTTATCTAATACAAATAAAAAAGGGTATAAAATGAAGTTAACATATTACGTTAAAAAACAAATAGATAGCGATGATATAATAGATGTTAATATTGCAGGAGCTACAATGGATGATTATCCAGACTTGTCTGATGCATACATAGCTAATATAACTCATCCACATCTTACATTTACTGCAGAAGATTGTGAATCATTACAAGAAGAAAATGATGAATGGTTTTACGAACTAGCATTAGAAAAAGCTAGGGAGGGTAATCATGGGTTATAGGTCAGAAATATGTGCAGGTGTACCAATAGAAGACAAAGATAAAGCATTAGCTATTATAGATGAATGGGATGCTATAGGTACAGGTATGCTAGATAGATTCTGGGATAAAAACCCAGATGGCAGTAGTAAAGACCCAGTAGAATACTTTTATATGCAAGCTGACTACTGGAAATGGTATGATACTTTTGAAGATGTTGCAGCATTTGAAGAGTTCATATGTGATGATGACAAAAGATTCTTAACTTGTTTAGGAGAAGATGGTGCGCATCACACTAACTATGGTGATTCAACAATGCATGACATATATGTAGTGTCAACACTAGCTGTAGAAGGTGATATTAAATGGCAACATAAACGTGACAATGAACGTTGGAATAAAGTATGATTATCTTATCAGTATGGGAATGGGTGCTAAATATATTTTTATTGAGTACGTCTGCGTTTGTGTTTATAATTAGCATGTATATGCTTGCACTTTTTGTGTATATATTAGCAGACTTTGCTAATTGGATTATAAATAAAAAGCGTTTTTAAGCACCTAAAAAACACTAGGCGAGTGTTATATCGACAAGACTAATAATCTGTCCATATAACGCTCCCTAGTGGCGTTAAGTGACCCCATAGTAGCTTCTATTTACTCACCTAAAGTTTCTTCTATCCTGTTTTTTTGCATCTGTCTACGTTTTTCTCTTTCAAGTCTAGACTTCATTTGATTAACAGGTAATCTTAAAAATATTTCCCCAGCTCTTTCTGGTCTTTCTGAAAACTGAACAAGTTGTCTTACACCTCTTCCAAACGGAAACATAGTATATGCTGTATAAGAACTAAACTTTTCCCAGTCACCAGTCAGCAGCTCTATTGCTGCATCAGGTATTCTAGCTACAGGTGGCTTTAATAATTGCAATGCCCCTAACTTGCTACCCCAGAATGCCATATCTCTTTCACGCTTATCTCCATACAAACTATCTGCTATAGATTGGAATGTATCTAGTGGTGGTGCTAATGCAGTATCAAAAATACTAAACATAAATGCACTACCTAATGCGAACATGAACAAGTCAATCATATATGTATCTTTAAATCTTTCGTACTCTGGTGTACCTTCTTTAAATCCATATAACTTAGCTTGTCTATAAAATTCTTTTCTTGTTCTTACGGAGTTCCAAACAAACAATTTAAACCTAGATAATACTTTACCAACAGCAGTTCTCATAAATGCAGGTCTTGCAGAGTTCTGATAAAGGAATTGAGTATTCTCTATACCTCTCATTGCCATATCAAAAACAAAAGGATCTTCTATAGAAAGCTCTCTTCCTTCAGTTCCAAACTTCTTTACTGCTTGCATTGCATGTGCAGTAAACGCATTTAATCTATTTATGCGTTCAGAGTTCTGCATAAAGAACGAGCCATATTTAACCATAGTGTCCATTACGTTATATTTTCTTATAACTTCCATAACGCTTAAATCTGGATTTTTACTTTTTGCTGCAGTTGTTATTTCTCGTTTAAATGTTTTTAAATTAACACCAGCTTTCTGCAATCCTGACCTAAGTCTTGGATTAACATCAAATTCATTTTGTATAAATGCATCAATAACACCTCGCTCTTCAAGATATTGTAATAATTCTTTTCTATTCTTAGCAGTCTTACCATTGTTAAGCTTTACAACTTCGTTACCTTTACCATCAGTTAATAGCATGTCATATATTTTTTTATTGCTATAACTATCAGCAAAGTTTCTAATACCTGCGCTACCAATAGTCATTGCACTACCACTAAATATATTAGTTGCCCATGTTCCTGTGTTTGCTAACAAACTCATTAATTGATATTGCGCTTCCATTCTACCTAGTTCATGTAACTTACGACTAAAATATTCTTTTCTTGCTTCTTTACTCTTAGGAGCATGTTTAAAGAAAGGAGAGCTAACGCCTTTATTTTGATAATACTTTTCAAATATATTAATTACATTTTCATCAGATGTAAGATAGAACAAGTTTCTTTTGTCTTTTAATTTTAATGGACTCTTAGGACTTACCATTTCTGTTGAAAAATATGATTGATGTCCTAATATACTTTGTAAATATAATTTTACATAGTCTGCCCATACTTCTACAGGATTATTATAATCAGAACCTTTTAACTGTTCTTTTTCTGCTTTAGATACTTTATATCTTGTTCTAGGATTCCTAGTTAACCTATGTACCATATTATTAATTTCATACTGCCCTTTAATAGCAGTAGCATTATTATAATAACTACCAACAAGCTTATCTAAATATAGTTTAAATATAAAAGGACTCTTATCAAATCCTGGCATGTCTACAACTCTATTTTTTAAATTACCAACAAGACTACCTTGACTAGTAAATTGTACATTTAAATCTGACTCCATTATTTTACTTGGCTCTATTAATTCACCATAAGCAAAAAATTCTTCAGCACCTGCAAGTTTATTTTCTTGCTGTCTATTATACTCAAGAAATGCTCTATCAGCTTTTTGAGCTGCTTGTTCTGGAGTTAATCCTTTAGCTATAGCTTTTGAATAAGTATCACCATATATATCATTAGCTTTATTTTCTATAAAAGTAACAATCTCTCTTGCAGATTTTTTAGTAGCACCAAAATTCATATGAGGCATATAACTAGTAACATCACGTTGTCCTATGCCTTTCATTAATTTGTGCATTCTGTCTCTGTATACAAAACTATCTTTTTGTCTAGCAGCTTCTTTTTCTTGCCTAGTACCAAGCATAGTCTTACTATATTCTATTTCATTTAATATGGATTCTTCCATTTTTAATTCACGTTGATAACGCTTTATACCATCTATACCTACAGTTCTAATTACTTCTGGTTTATTTATATTATTATTATCAATTACAGTTCTTCTAAAATGTTGTAAATCCATTTTACCATCTGCATTCCATCTCATGTATTTATTTAATACTCCACCAGTAGCTCTATACCAAGATTGAAAATCTTTATCCATTACCCAAGTACCATCTGCATCAGTTGCCTTAATACCTTTAGAATCTTTTGTATAAATCAAATCATGCATACCTTTAAAAAATTCTGTAACAGGTTTATTAAGTGCTTCTATTTGTGCCAATTTTTTGGGGTCATTAGGAACAATTCCTTTTTCTCTATAATCAAACAACTCTTCAACAAGCTTTGTTCTTTCTTCTGTACCATATTTATTTAATTCTTTTTCAATATTCTTATAATATTTATTTTCATAATAAACTATATCTTTACTAATACTTCTTTCGTTAGCTCCATGATACCTAGCTATTTCTCCTATAGGACTTGTAAAAAAGAATATAGGTTTATCTGCTTTACCACTAGCTGTTTTAACAGGAGCAAAATATTGAAAGTATTTATTAATAAGACCTTTAGTAGCCATCTTTTCATCTGCAAAACGAGGATCTCTATACCAATAACTTAAATCAAATTTTAATCTATTAGGGTCTTGTATGCCTTTAAAATATCTATTAATAGCAACAATGTCTTGCATTGTCATAGTACTAGCTTCTCTATATTTACTACCACCAGATAATATACCTGTAAAATATTCAAACCATTGTTCAAAGTTTTCTTTAATTACTCTATGTCTGTTAAGATTTTTTCTAAACTGCTGTACTTCTTTTAATTGTGCATCATTAATAGCTAAACCTTCCATAGCTTTAGATGTAGCTAATTCAGTTAAAGTTTCTTTAGGTGATTTGTCCATTAAAACCATTTCTGCTTTAGGTGGATTAAACAAATCAAACTGATTAGGGTCTACTTTTTTAGGTTTAGATTTAGGAGGTGCATTTTCATTTAACAACTCTTCAGTTGTTTTCATTGCTAATTCTTTTAATGTAGATATACTTTTAGCTTTAGCTTCAAGTTGTGGAGACTCTTGCTCAACACCTCTATTAAATATTTCTTCCATTTTACCATAAAATTCTTTTTTAGTTTCAAATGGAATACTTAAAGCACTATGTATATCTTTATATAATTGATTATGTCCAAAAAATCCTTGAGTCTTTTTAGATGTAATAGGGCTTAATAATAATGTATGCCAGTATTTTATTAAAGGTTCTGGTGTAAAATTATTATCTACTGCTAAATCTAAAAGCTCTTGTGATGTTTTTTGTATTTGTCTTTCTAAATTTTCTAATACACCATCTTTATCTAAACGTACAGTAGCTTGTAATTCTTCTTTTATTTTTTTATTACGCTCTATTAATCTAGGAATTAATTCTTTTATAGCATTACCTTTAACACCTGCAGAATCTATTGCTTTATGTAAATCTAAAAAGTTTTTATGTAGTAATTCTATTGTAGAAAAATGAGCTAACCCTCTACCTATATTGTCAAATGCAAAACTATATTGAGATATTCTAGGGTCTAACTTGCCTCTAGGATTCATATCAAAATTAAATTCTTT